ACGGGTGCCGTGCAGCGTCTCTATCGTGTTCGTTGAGTTGATGCCCTGCGAACTAAATTTCACGTAAATTGGGAATGTGTCCGAAGTTGGGTTGGATGTGAATCCCATTGAAACCCGCACTCGAAATTTTGTCATCTCAGCGGGAATAGACGCGGGCATACCGCTAGAAAAAGCATTATATCCACCCGGTACAAGCGACCACGATGCATCGTCGGCTTTTGCTGCGGCCGAGTTTAGATTAATGCACCATTGGAAATAACTCCCGCGAGCGTCGAGAAGCTGCCGCGTCATAACGCTTGATCCACTCGCCGCTGTTTGGTTTTCCGCCGTGACAGTCCCACCGATAACAAGATTTGCACTAAGCGTTGTGTTACCATCATTAGAGAAATGTGCAATATCGTATAGTCCGGTAGATGCTTTAACCTTAACACCCTCAGATCCTAAACTTTGGATCGTGGTTGTTGATAGCATTGGTGTTCGTGTTCCTTGTCCGACAGCAAGTTCATTGTTTATATAGGCATTGTGTCCTACGTATAGTGAGCTAGATGCTGTTATAGTTTGATCAACATATAGGGAACTTAATGCACTAATGCTTCCGACAACCGTTAGTGCCATATTTGGATTATCTGTTCCGATACCCACCCATCCCGGTTTTGTCGATTGACCCTCTACGTAAAGAGCAACCAATCCTGCATCATCATAGAAACGTGCAATAGGTTCATCTCCGGTCTGTGTGACTGTTAGTGCAGGACCCGTTCCGGTATTAGTGATAGACATCGCGCTAGTCACGGTTACGAACGTATCGAGATATGAAATATTACCAAGTGTTGATAAGTTCCCAAAAATCGTCAAATTGGAGTCCAATTTAACTTCTTGGGTGATTCTAACATTGCCATCCAAAACCGTGCTTCCTTTGACTTCCAGTGCCGATGTTGGTGTATTATTGTTGATACCAACCCAACCGTGCATAATATTTTTACCAAATGCTGTCGATAGGGGGATGTTTAAACTATATGATTCGATGCCAATTATTCCACCGTATGCCGAAATTGCTCGAATAGGGGAAGAAACTTCTAGACCGATTTTAAGACCTCTGGCCGAGATAGCCTTATTTTCTGAAAATATATCAGCACCAACAAATCCAGAGTATGCCGAAATTGCTCTTATTGGTGATGCAACTTCTAAACCAATTAATGATCCGAATGCTGAAATTGCTCGGGTTGTTGAGTATGATTCTACACCTATAGCGTTTCCGATGGCATAAATGGCCTTATTAGGCGATGTAACATGTAAACCAATGGTTCCACCATATGATGATATGGAAATGTTATTAGAGTATGATTCTACCCCTATTACATTACCATTGGCGGATATGGCTCTTACAGGAGAAGAAACTTCTAGACCGATTTTAAGACCTCTGGCCGAGATAGCCTTATTTTCTGAAAATATATCAGCACCGATAAAATTAGAGTATGCTGAAAGTGCTCTTACAGGAGAAGAAACTTCTAGACCGATTTTAAGACCTCTGGCTGAGATAGCCTTATTTTCTGAAAATATATCAGCACCGATAAATCCAGAGTATGCTGAAAGTGCTCTTACAGGTGATGCAACCGAAACTCCCAATTTTGGAGAATATGCCGATATTGCTAGATATTCTGAAAATACTTGTATACCATTCTGTGTACCTGTAACATAAAGCCCCTGTTTCCCACCAATAGCACAGACTGCCGTGTTATTGGAATAAAAATGTGCTGCATATGCCGAAAGCATTGCTACAGCCGATAATGACCCATTTAGGACGAATTCCCCTAAGAATGGTTGGCTCTGACTTGCTATTGGGTCATGTCCAGCACTCGGGTTATTCGGGTTTGTATATGTGTGATGGTCAACTCTGTGCCATCGATTATGAAAACGATTACTAATATATGTCTCTCTTCAAGCCAATTATAATGTTACCATTATAAAGAACCAAACTTTACGAAAGCGCAGTTACTATTTTGGAGTGATTTTAAATATTTATCATATTAGATGTTTTTTGATGAATATATTTTTAACTTTGGAATTAACCAATTACATTAAAGGTGATATAACACTATTACAACATCCAGATTTTGCATCTTTCCATGCCTTTGTCGGTGCATAACTGACCCCGAAAGATGTTTTTAGTTCAGCATATGTAATTGGATTGATATTGCACAATTTGATAACTGGCAACGATAGATTGTAACAACTCATAGCCTTCCACGACCAACAAAATATATTTTGACACCCATTGTCTGTTGCCGAGTTGATTGTTTTTATGTTTAAGAATTGTCTCAACAATTCTATTGCATCATAAATTTTTTCAAGTTCTCGATTAAACACTTGGGGTATATGCAACTCATTTACCCCAACTCTAACATTTTCGATCTCAACATCATTCGAAAACACAGGTCTTTCTGATACCTTTACCGGATATTTGGCATAATAAGTAACCGACCCTACAGATGTAGTCTCTGTTGCTAAAACCATTTTAGATTCGATAGAATTTCTAAATTTTTTTACATTTTGAACGGTTCGTTGAAACGATCTATTATAGTTAACATCAGATGCAAATTCGTCAGATATTAACAACTGTTTATCAAGATTCCATGTCGATACATCTATATCATTACCAATTTTAAAGATGCTAACAAGGTCCACCCATTTTAACATATATTTTGGATAAACACTAAACATATTTCTACCATCACCGATAACTGTTCTTATAGTTCCTGTTGGTATATTGGTGATTCCGATGTAAACACCCGACGAAGAAAATTTATATACACCAGTTGGTGTTGAGACGTAGAAAAATTCACCAATATTATCAAATGATAAATCTGATATATCGGTCCCTGTTATATTAGATATGTTTATAACATCAAAAACCTCATCTGGTGTATCTAATATATATACAGAACCACTCTTGGTTGCTACATACAATAAACCGTTGGGGTGAACATCAAAAGTTTCGATCTGATCAGACGAAAACATATCAACATAAAAGGTATCAACCCATGTCAATTCTCCTGTGAATTTTTTGATACAGTAGTTGTTATAATCCAGAACATATACATAATTCCCTCTATACACAATTTTATCAGGATTATTAAATCTATTTGTGCTCTTTTTATCACCAAATCCGCCAATATCTAAGGTATCAAAAATGTAAGAGTATTCGGAAATTTCTAAATCGACCTTGTGGATTTTATTATTTAGATTATCAGATATATATAAAACCGTTCCATCAGAATTGGATGAAATATTTTTTAGATTTTTGAAATTGGATCTAAAAATGTCATAATTTATAAAACTAACCTCTTGTGGATTTTTACCCGAACGAAAATATTTCAAGTCACCATCGTCGATTACGGCATAATCACCGTTCGAACGTATTTCAGAAAAATCTTGTATATTTTTAAAATATGTTTTTCCGATTGATACTGCATAATCAAAATTTGCATAAATATCTAAATTGTAATCTAGTGTGTGCCACTGAACACCTTCGGATTGGTTATACACATCGGTTCCCAACCATCCAAAGATATTTGATGGTGATTCGGTGTTGATGGTTTTCGAATTATTTTTTAGATAATCTAGATTATTTTGTAATCGGGTGATTGCGGAATTGAAAATATCAACATTACCAAATTCGTTGGGTTGGATATATACCTGATCTAGTGTATATGGTAAACTTAAAATATTTTCGTCTAAAAATCTAATATCATCTTGGTTAAATTCGACCCATTCGTTTAATATAGTTATCGGTTGGTTATTTACATAAACAATTTTGGAACCGTCTGTATATATTGAACTAATAGTTATATTGTAAGATCCTTCAATCAAATACTTATGAGAAATCGAATCACCCAAATTGAAAAGATTTTCACCAGAACCATCACCAAAATCTAAATTATAATTCTGTATGGAACCCGAATCTATTAGGTAATAATTTTCAATTTCTACATTAATGGCATTACCAGTTAAAGAATAGTAGTCAGAAACATATATATTGGCTTTATCGGAAGTTGTATATGCAAAAAATGTTTCTATATGATTAGATGACACGTTTTCATATATCGATGACCATAATGCCTTTGGTTTATTATATGAAGGATAGTTCGCAAATGTCGTCTCTGGAATAGTCTTAATAATATTAGCAGAAGCTGTTAAATATAGGGTATTTAGAGATTTATCACTAATATATAATGGATTAAATGGATCACCAATATATAAAGAGAATGGAACAACGACGCCATTTTGAGCAGGAACCGTTGCTTCGGATACCCAATACGTTGACGAAAGTTTGTAGGTTATAGTCCCACCAATTGGCTGTGTAGGACTCTCAAATGGGTTAGTGCTAATTGCTTGTTGAATCGTGATGTATCGATTGGTTGATACATCTAAACTAGTTACAGTGGCCGAAAAAGAAAATGTACAAGAAGTGTAAGGAACAATTTTGGGAGATACTTGAAATTGTTGAGAATTTCCAATGGTTATAGGCGTTGTCTTGGCAGTGAGGTTAAAGTTGTTGGTGAATAATCCATTAACACCAGATGCTTTGTAGAAAATACCATTTGTCTCTGGAAATTCTAAACCAAATGCCGTTAAAGATATTGATAGACCGTCCGCAGATTTTAGATCGGTACTATAAGGAATCAATGCTAATGATATTGATGATGTTTTATTCCCAATGGAATAATTGTATTTGTCAAATCCATGGGTCTTGTTAGCAGATAACCAAAAACCATACGTATTGTCGGTAGTATTTTGATAAGATGTTGGTGCCAAAGAATTTGTGTAATTCGATGCATCCGAAATTGTTAGATTTCTACCAGAATTCCAGAAAAACTCTGGATATACATTGAATACCAACGGATTATTAAATTCGGCCAATGGAATTGTATATATAGTAAATGTTTTAGAAATATTGTGTGGGTTTATCCATCCAGGTGCGATACAATTCAATGCACTTAGAGTTACATATGTAACTCTTGCTCCGGTGATATTGTGGTACATCGTGGGCGTTCCACTCAAAGAAGATAGGGTTACAAGACTATCCTTAACATTCCAAACCAACTGAGCATTAGTATTGGGTTGTTGTATATCATTATTAGCAACAAATTTATATTTAGATGTAATATCTAATGGTCTGGTCATTACATCACTAGTTTTTGTGAATGCAATTGGAGAACTGGTGATGTTTGGGTAATATGTGTAAAAATCTGCCGAAATCACCGACGAATCTGGAAAAGAATCAACATCGAAGAAATATTCTCCGGTTATGGGTTTACTGGCAGTAAAACATGATAAAGTATATTTAACCCTATGATTTACCGGATAGAAATTATCGGTAACGGGTTTAACGAATACCTCAATAGCACTTAAATTGTTGGATATACCAAAATCACCATATTCAAATCTATTACCGTTGAATAATAAGATGGAACTTATGGGTTGATTGATTGGGTTACTTACATTATCATATTCCCATGTCCAGAACATCGTTAGATCGTTTGGTATCGGGTATATGTTATTACCATACGGGATTCCTGCGGAAAGTGAGATATTTCTAACAGTGTCGAGATTGTTTAAACTTTTTATAGGATTTATGAAAAATTTACCTTCTCGGAAAATATCAAACACCGAAGATGTGGATGATAATAAAGATACTTCGTTATATTTTTGAGATGACAATTTAGTAATTGCCGTGGTTGGACCGTAACCAGACAACATAATGCTCCATGTGTCGGAACCGAATAATACTGCGCTATTAGCTGGCAATAATGTATAGGTGTTATCTTGGTTTATAGTGTATATTTGAAACGCTCTATTGGTTGGCTCATATGACCAGCTAATATACGATCCCGATAGATCCCTCAGTGGAAAATCACTTAAACTGGTTAAGTGCCCGACGGTAGTTTTCATGTAATCCGATCCCTCTTCAATTAAATTTTGGAAAATTTTAACATTTGGAACAATTTCATTACTCACCCCATTAGCAAGGACGACTTTGGTTCTATAATAAGAATCTAAGAATCCGGCATATGTTGATAAATGAGATGTTAAGCTGATGTTAATCTCTCCCAATGGAGAATTTGGATAAAAAATTCTTAATCGAGAACCTTCGTTGGCAGGAACCCATTGTGGATTGGTTATGCTATAAGGAGTTTCGCTATTACCATAATAACATGATAGATATGGGACGAATTCGTCGTATACATCGAAAAACTCAAATTTGATCATATCAGATTGTCCATATGATTCTAAATCGAGATTCATTAGCCCAAATTCCGACATAAGATAAGTTGAAAGGACTACTGTATCACTAGTGATGCTGACAATTTTAGATGATAGGTCGAATAATAACGAACTTTCTTCGGTAAATTTAGAGAAATTTATATTATCCGCAAATTTGAGATTGTAAGAATAATGATGTGGTGGGTGCGTTGTCTCCCAGACTGTTGTGTCTGCTCCAATCGATGACGCAGATGCCGACATGAAAATATTAGGAATATTTGCATTTGTAAAACTCGCGATAGTAGAATTCACCGTTTCTAGAGTGTTTCTGAACACCGGAGAGTCTGATATATATTTTACGCCCAAATGAGTCGCATTTACCCCCGACACGTTCAGTATAGGATCGCGAGTGTCGATGTAAAAATTTGCATAATATTTGAAATTTGTCGAATCTACATCTATAATAGAACTCAACATACAATTTTGACTAGCATTAATAGGCAAATTCGAATTAGCTGCTGATTGGAGCATGTAAAATGATTGAATCTGTGGCGATGCTGTTAAATCCGTGAAAAATAATGAAGAATCGAAATCATAATATCTACGATCATTTTTAAAAATAACCGGATCACCTATTGTTTCGTAAGTTCCATCCAAATCATAATACCCATGAATGTTTGTGAGACTGACGGAATCCATTTTAATCTTAGAACCGTTAGATTCTAACATACTATTATGATAAATCGGATTATAATCGTATGTATAGTTAATTACGGGACGACTCGAAAACTTTTGAACCGCCGATAGGCTATATGATAAAAAAACACTTTGGGATAGTGGTATTTCTACTTTATTATCAAAGTTTTCAAAATACTTTTGGTTGATGTCTAAGGCACATACCGATAATCCGTTAGTTGTGAAGTATAAAGGAGTTGCGCTCAACAATATAGCAGATGTTTTCAACGACCATCCTGCTACTGTTTTTGCTACGCTAATAGGTTTTAGAAATAATCGCGTGGGGTAAAGAACATATCCGATCAACCTTTCACCCGGATCTAGGTTTATGTAAAATATGTTAACAATTCTACCATTGAATATTTTTCGAATTGATGTTGGTGACCAATATAAAGTGTCACCCGTCGATATGTCTAATTTAAACTTATAATCTATCGGTGAAAATGTCGTATTTACGCTTCCGTAATTATAATCGGTGAAATTATTATCTAATTTTCCAAACTGGTGACCGATGTTTTGAGGAGATAGAAATTTATTTTGATACGGAACAATCCCTAACAATGGATCGAATATATTATGATCCAATTTAATAGAATATTGTTCATTTGGCCAATTTCCTATCTGTTTAATTGTATATGCTTGTTCAGACGGTCCCATTTGTTATATAATTACTTATTTGTTAGGATAGATAATCCAGTCCCTTAAACAAATGATAAGACAACATAGTTTCCAAAATACCCTGATCACCTAACCATTTAGGACCAACCGATGATAATACGGGTGATATATTGGTGTTGGGATTATTCCAGTCTATAATATTACTAGTATAACTTTGATTTTTCCAACAATCAATTGCCGGAAAAAATTCGTAACTACCCCTCCAATAATCGGCATCTAGTCCTATGGATGTTGCTAATAATTGGATGCTATAAACAGTGTCACCATATATCGGACCAGTTGGTAATACGCGATACTGATTTAGGGGTTTAGTTTTGAGAATCATCAAGTCACCCGCAGTAACCATATAAGTTGTCGTGTTGATGGGATCTGAATTTCTAATCAATTTTGGAATATCCAATTCTAGATCTGTTAGAGATCCCCATAAAATGCTTTCATTGATGCTTGCCAAATCAATCAATCTTTTGATATTGCTTGGATAATTCAATCGAAAATCATCTGTGTTAATATCGACCAAACCGGAAAGATCATATAAAGAATCTACGTTGCATGTATCAATATCAGTTTTGTTGTATAAGAAATTTGCAATTCGTTCGTAAGAATTTAGCCCCAGTCCATCTAGATCATCGGATTTACCAAATATACTAGTTAAGAAATCGTCGAATAAAAATTCGCCATTGTTCAACGTAGGGATGAATGCCATAGATTTCATATAGCCAGCCATATCAAAATCTTCATTGATTTTAAAAACCGAATATGGATTATCGTTATAATAATTTAATGATATAGATTCTCCAGCAACCTTGACGGATGATGTGCTGTTAAAATATGACAATTTCTCTGCACCATATTTATTGATCCATCTAAACCCAGACCAGTCACCCTGAGCTTGTAAAGATTTGCCAATAGGGTTGTATTCGGTGTAGGTTGGTCCGAAGGACTCTCCAATATAATAACCCATACCTTGGGGGTTTATGGTGAATCTATCCTTATATTCAGAAGTTATTTGGTCTAAGACATATATTTGATTTTCGATGCTATTAATAACGTATACAAATCCACGATAATCTGTACAAATACCGTTAAATACCGTGTCGTCGGTATTTTTATTTTTATCGAACCAATAATCAGGAGTATATGGATATACATCACGAGAAGAAAGATTTATAACCGTGAAGGATGAGTTTTGATTATCAATTTTACCCACTTTATCATAATCGAAAGTAAACCAAAAATTCTGTTGAGCATCGATAGTTGCGTGGTTGGGTTGTCGGATTCCTCCAAAAGAACTTAAAAGAGTCCCGTTAGAATTTCTCTTTTCAACTTTTCCAAAATCTCCCCAAATTAAGTCACTGTGCAATGTCCAAACGTTATCATATTTATCGCAAACAACTTCTTGTGGACATGCGCAAGTTGGAAAGCTGATTGTGTTTAGCAATGCGCCCAGTTTAGAATATTTGATAAGGAATCCACTAGCAAAATACGAATAGGTAACCCATACATTATCATCAAAATCACTATCGATTCCGGTAGGCTCTATGAAATTATTATCGCCCGACTCATTAGGGGATGAATTGTTCACTTGTGTATCGGAAAACCAAATCGGATTGATGTTAGGAGGTATGGCATAGCCAGTTTGTGATAATGGGGTTACGGCGAATAGAAAGTTTCCTATACTGTCAAATTTTAAGGTAGAAACTGTATCGTATAAAGTAACCCATATATTTTTATCGCTATCCAGAACCATAGATGCTGGTGATACTTGTTTATCGACCAACCACCCAAGATTGTTTTTTGATACGACATCGTTTAGGTTGATAGAGCACAACATGTCCCCATGTGTAGAGTATTTGTAGATGTAATTTTTCTCAGAATCTGCCGCCCAAACATGATAATCAGGGAATGGGGTCACTGCCATGCTATAAACGCCGTGGAAGCCTGTTACGGCCATAGAAAGGTTAGTATAATCAGATGATTCGACTACTGGTATGTCAAACGCGAACGTCTGTGCCTTATTCATGTTTAACCCAGATACAGCCGATAGGTTAGCCTGATAGAAATATTGAGCGGTGTGTAATGTTTTTGATTCTGGATTGGAAACCCATAAAATAGGATATACATATAAACTACTCAATGTAGGTATTGGAATATCTGCTGATGCCGTGATGAAACAATTTGTTCCTGATAATGAATTAGTATCAAATTGTCCTTTATAATAACCCGGAATTTTATACCTAGTGGCATCATATAAATTTAAACTAGTATCGGATGGTGTAAAGACTGTATTGATATTAGAAACTTGAACAATTATAGGAATTTTTATATCAATAATCGGAATATCTTTGATAAAATATTCCAGTGGTCGATATAATTGAGATGCACCATTTCCATCAATCCACTCATCGGTGAAATCCTTAGATGGTATAGAATTAACAATTACCGGGGTATGAACATCAACCCATTTTGGGTTGACATGGTAAGATATTCCATTCTCGGTAATTTTAAGTTTTTCCGGAGGCCGTGGTTGAATGTTGTATGGGAATATCGCAACACTATTACTATTTGAATACCCATAAACAGACAATCCGGTTTTTACATAATCATCCTTGGTAGGAACTTTATCAGATCGAAGTGTGGCTATAAGAGTTGTGAACTGATCCTTTGCTATAGACAAATCAAAATTGTATATATCATCAATAAAGTAAAATTCTGCCGATCCAGAAACACCAACAACCGTACCATCAGAAACTTGGTTACCATAATCATCAATTTTTAAAATTGTGTCGGTTGTTTTAATGCTATCTATGATGTTTCCAGCAAGATCTAAAAATCTCCATTCTGGTCGTAAAAACCCCCACTTAGATTCTATCTCTTGATGTTTGTATGATCTAGAAAACATTGTTGACAGATCGATAAAATGATCTTCCGTGGTTTTTGATGTAATGTTGATTTTGAAAGGATATCGGTTATAATGACCAGCGAATGCTGGTGGTGGAACAAAATCAAACCGGATAGACTCATCTATATATGGGTTGATTTGGATTGTTTTTGTTGCCGATACGATTCCTGTATTAGTATATACAAAAACTATCGGGTTATAAACTCCCTCATGTTGATATCTATGACTCGCCGAAAATCCTGTGAACCATTTACCATCATCAAAAATATAATTGACGGATAATACAGCACTCAAAGGAGTAGGAGATACGGAGAAGAAAAATTCGGTTGCCTTCTCATAACCCCTTACTTTGTCTATATTGAAATTAATATCCATCGATTAAAATTCAGATGATTTAATGAATCCGGTATTTTCAACAACATTAATACGATCTGATATATTATCAATATCATTAAAAATAGGAAATTGGAATAATTCCAAGTTTACATTTTGACTATAAGTTTTGGCATCTAATTCTGGGTATACAGAATTCCATATCATAAATGATATACCGTCAATTTGAACATCGGAGTCGGTTCTGGTTGTTTTGATAGATTCAACACCATCTATATTTAAAAGAGTTGAATTTAATTCGTATATATTTATTTTCTGACCCAAAGTGTTTCCAGAGCGAGAAAAAAATGTTTTAAAGGTTTTTACAATGTCTGATTGAATAGCAGATGATGCTCGTCGTGTGTTATTTTTTTTATATACATATATCTTAGTATTGCCTAAATCGGTTACAGATGTTTTGGTTGTCGGTAGATAAAAATCAATATACATGTATACCGGATCGGCTGGAACAACGTTAGATGTTAAAATTTTAATACCATCCAAAGAATTTAATATAATAGATTTCTGACTGGTTGTTAAATATTCCAGATTTGTATTTTTAGGAACCATATAAATATATACATTGTTGAAATTACAACTTGTTGCAAAGTTTATTTGGTTATATAAAATCGATTTTTCTAACTGTGGAGTATCTAACCCAATATCGTATAGATATTTGATATGCGATTCTAAATATTCGTTATTATTCAACACTTGCAAATCTGTTAAAATGTTAGAAAAATTATTCCTAATATATGTGTCGAAATCGGAGGAAGTGACTAATCTGTTTTGGGTTCTGAACACTTTTGGGGCATTTTTTCTAATACTGTCAACACTTTCTTCTTCGGTGTAATCGGATGATGTGAATTCATTATCCAATATCACATATCTCAAAGAATCGTTAGATAGATATGTCCCAAAATTAGTTTTTGTGTCATCGAGCACATTAGAAAAACTATTTGTGTTGTATGCAATTAAATAACTATCCAACAAAGAGTTCGGTCCGATGTTGCTAGAGTTTATATTTATTTTAAGATACACGATATACACCAAATCATTAGTGTTAATCCTTTTTCCGTTGATGTCATCGCCAAATTTGATTTCGTAATTTTTATTTTGATTATATCGAACTTCGTAACATTTATCCGAAGTTGTTTTGGTAAATAATTCATTAACTCTTTCCCACTTGCTCCAGTTTGTTGAGTTTTCAGGTTTTACATAAACATCTATACCAAAATGATCTACGGCATTATCATTTGTTGAAATATAAACAACCTCGTTATCAACTCCGGTTGCTGTATATATCGGATATTCCGTGTAAAGTCCTTGTTTTAATACATGTTTATTATCTAAATCAGTTATGGATTCTTCGCCATTTAATACCTTTGTGAATGACACATCTTCCGTGAAAGAAAATGGTGTATTACCTACTAACATGTAGGTGTATCTAGGAATTGTGTAATTTCCACTATTTAAAGTGTTAGTTGTTATTTTTATAGGAGCACTTTGTCCAACCTTTCCGATTGGTTTATAGTTCAACACTTTTATAATTCTGTTCATGTTTTCATATAACTGTGCTTCTGAAAACATACTCTCGGATGAGGTTTTGTTTAGGTAATATAAAAGTGTTGAATATGAATATGAAATCACATCAATCAGTGCAGAAAGATTGGACCCTTGATAATTTTGATCGGTAAATACACCGTCTTTATTCAATCTATCAACTATAACATCTCTAAGACTCGTACCATCAAATGTTAAATATGAATTTTTGTTTAATAAATTATCAGCCATATAAATATTTACCCTTAGACAATAATTTGTCCGTTATTAGTTACCGATAAATTCACCACATGTTTAGTTTTAAGTTTTAAAAAGCGGTAGTGGACCAGTATATCATAACGATTATCATCTGGTTTTGGTCTAACTTGCACCTTGTCAACCCCAATACGAGGTTCGAACATCTGTAAATTTGTGAGGATCGTATTTCCTATTACATTAGCAACAAAATCATCAACACGTTCAAATAAAAACTGATCTAGTGACGACCCAAACTCGGGAGTTAGCAATTTTTGACCTTTTCGAGTATTAAATATATTTCTAATTGAGTTTTTAATGGCGTCATAATCGTTATCAACCTTTATATCACCAGAAGATTTTGGATGTGCGCCCATACCAACATTTTTTTGTAGTTCTAAATCTAGATGAATATCTGTGTATACGTGGGCGTCTTTAGTGGTCCCAGTAATTACAGTTTCTCTGGTTTTATTGACCTCTCTAGGCTTTGTAATTGTGTTTAATCGAATTGTTGCCATGCTTGTATAAGTATTTATTACAAACATATGATTAATAAGTTCAATAAATTTAATTCGGTTTACGAATCGGCTTTGGGGAAAATCGTCAAAGAAGAAAACGCCATAGATTCGAAAGTTTATTCGAATGGGTTGAAAATCGGTTCTAATATCCGTCTAAAACCTAGTTTTTTCTCAAAATCTGAAAGTATCGAGAATATCCCATCCGAACAGTTGGATAGATTAAAGGTTTTAAACAATACAAAGTTTGAAAAAGGTGTTCAGCATTTTTTCAAAGTCCGAACAGATAATAGAACCACTGTTGGTCCTAATGTTAAAAGCGCGAACGATCTAAACTCTAATAACAAGGAATTTGGTGTTATTTCGGTTGCTTATAAAGATGATCCATCATATAAATTTATGCTTTCGGGTAACGATCTTCGTCATATCGAAATTATCGATTTTGGAAACGATCTTCCGCCGATATTGAGTCCTGAAAATCCTTATTCTTACCCAGACTCTGAAAGAGGGAAACCAACCCCTGTAAATGATACTCAATTTGTTGGTCTAGGAAATTCTCCGACGACTCGATCTCTGCCTACTAAGAACACCAAGCTCCGATAAGATCATTTCAAAATTTTCTCTGCACTGATAAGAAAGCAGTAAAAGTTGATTTCATGGTCAATTACGAAATTGTCTCGATAGGTAAACTCACCCAATTCCAATAATAGTTCTTTTTTCTTGGCATCTGCGATGGGATCATCGTAAATGATGTTAAAAAGAGATTTATATAGGTTTTGATAATCCGAATTAAACTCAGATTCGCCTTGGATTATGCATTTTCGGAGTTTTAACACACTATCACATGTTTTGAGTTGTGTCCATAGAATTTTTGTAAAATTATCGGCTATATCTCCTTTTACCAGAACCAATTTTCCTGTCACTGATGACATTTGAAGATCGTTGATGGTTCTTCGCATATCGGGGAATCTATCCTTGACAAAATTGATCAGTTCCGGTAGATTATCACCAATATCGATGTTTTCCTCTTTTAATATCTTAATACATCGTTGAATACACCCCTTTAAATCTGGTTTTAGATTGAAAATGATGCATCTGGACCTGATGGGTTCGATGATTTTTGAAAATTGGTTTGCGGTGAGGATAAAACGAGTCGTTTCATTATATTCCTCCATCACACTTCGAAGTCCTCGCATCGCTGTTGGTGACATACCATCACATTCGTCGAGTAAAATCACTTTTCTTTGTCCATCAAATGACCTCGTTTGAGCAAATGTCATAACCTTAGTCCGAATGGCATCAATACCACTCTCATCACTAGCATTGATATATAGCGATTGGCATCCCAAAACTGCCTTTATGAGCACTTTGGCTGTTGTAGTCTTTCCTATCCCCGCTCTACCATGAAAAAGCAAATGTGGGATATCCGTGGATAGTCTTTCTAGATGGGTTCTAACATCATCAGTCAGAACAATTTCATCAATTTTAGTCGGTCTCCACTTTTCAACCCAAAGTTTATCATAATGATTCATTGGATGAATGTATCATATATTAACCATTTATCAAGTCTTTTCCCGCAAATTGTGGGGGAACCATGTTTTGCTCATTTGTCTGTGTTCTAACACCGCTATTTTGAGCCAACCAATTTAAAAGAGATTGAACATGTTCTGTAGATATCTGATATTGGCCGTAGCCTTGTATAATTACCGTTGTCATATTAAAACTATTTATCAACTATTTTCAAATATCAATAAAATATATCTAAAGGTGATAAATGTATAGTATAAGATAAATATTTAATATATGCAAGAAAATTCCGAAATTGATGATATTGTAGCTGAATTAAAGGCTGGTGCTGCCCCTTCGCATGAGTTTCCTACAAAAATTACAATACCCGAATTAACCGATGAGAATGTTGGTGTGTATATTTACACCAGATCCGCCGAAATGATCGAATTAGGTATGGCATCGATACGAAGTATGCAGACATTGATAGCCACAGCAGCAGATCCTAAAGAAATTAGCGCATATGCTCAACTTATATCAACCATTTCCAAATCGATAGATAATTTAAATAAGATTTATCTGCAAGAGAAACAATCTAAAAACAACATCGAGATGAAAAAAATTGAAGCAGAAGGTCGTAACAAGAACCCACTTCTTGGAAATTCGGTGGGTCAACAAAACAACCAAATATTTGTAGGTTCTAGAGACGATGCGATAAAAATGATGAACGGTCCTAAAAAAATCGAGTTAGAAGATAATGATATTATCGAAGCTAATGTTGGATAACAATCTTTTAAATTGGAAATATTTTCTCGAATTTAAGATGTCCACAATCCCATATTCTATCGAGTCCGTTCAATTGCATATTCTCCCATTCGGTTAAAGTTTCATCATATATTTTTAATTTATTTTTGATGATATCTTTTCGATAGCCGTATCTATGTTTTCGTTCGTTTCCAATAATATACCAATATCCCGGTAAGGTCGATCCAATAGATTGAAATCCCATATTGATATATACGTTACCTTTAGACCATCGCTTATCAGCATAAGTTATGATTTTTTTGGGTGATCTTGTTCTTTCAAAGAATTTTAACATTTTCGATGCGGCACCAATGATTGAGAAATTAGAAACCGAACAAAATCTTACCAATTCCCATTCATTTTCTGTTTGATTGTAACCGAGAGCTATCCGTTTGGGTGAAAAAGTCATAACCGATACTAAACGATTTTTATAAAAAAGGCCAATGAATACATTCGATTTATCATTCCCCTGTATATGATATTTTTGTAAAAATTTATTTTTGACATCTTTAGATATTTCCTTAATGATACATTTTCTGGCATAAATTTTTCTTGTGAAGTGACCTAAAATATTTTTAAGTCTCGTTTTCACAATTTTTTGTTTATTCACCCATTCATCTTCAAATATATGGATTAACCGATAACCTAGATTTTCTGCTAATTTAGATTTTTGATAATGGTAAAATTTGGATTTTTTTCCAGACATTTCCGAGTGCCAATACAAACCATCTAATTCAATTGCGATATTCTTATCTGGGATTACAACATCCAATTCCATCGGTTTTATGATTTCTCTATCTTGCTCTATTATATTATGTTCGTATTTTTTTATATACTGGATTAATTCGTTTTCGATTATAGACTGTCCCTTAGTTTCGATTTTTGGTAAACATACGAAGCATCTCGGAATTTTTCCATCATCCAAATCACTAGTAAATTCGTTATTACATATAGAACATTTAAATGGATATTTGTTCTGCACCCCATCGTAATCGGTTATATCAAAAAGGGGAATTATCGATTTTAATCGATCTGAGTTTTTCAATTTCGTATAAAATTTATCTAACAACTTTCTTTTAATAGTCTCTTTAACATGTGGTCGAGATTTTTTCACCCCTTCCGAAATTTTCTTCCTAATTTCTATATTTTTTGATGGATTATCGGTTCCATATTTATCAATAAAATTTTCTTTCGTTCTTTGTTGGATTTCTAGATTTTGAGCAGCATATCGAACACCATATTTTTTAAGATTCGTTTCTTCCTTTTTAATTTTTATTTCACATGATTTGGATGGATTATCTACACCATAACGTGATATATATGCCATTTTCTTCTTATCTTGAACTTCTTTGGATCGGTTCGAATGTCCTAAAATATATGTATTTTTGTGATTTTTTAGGGGTTCACCACAACCACATTTACAATATTTATTTTCGTTCATTTAATATAATTAACACTGTCGGTGTCGTAAATCAAATTTATTTTTTAAAATGAGAAAGCCCACTACCTTACGATAGTGGGCTTTCTGGGACTTTATTCGTTCTTGTCTAAGCTTAGAGGTATACTCTTCCAGATGATGCCGAGAATTCTTGGCCGAGGCCGCGAACAAGGATCACATGATAGAACAAGGATGCTCCGAAGATATAATCAACAACACCATATCGAGTCATAAGACCAACCCTTGGGCTGAAATCATTAGGACCGATGGTTCGTTGAATCATTACGGGAATATAAGGACAATAAACTATGCCAGTGTCGTAATATTCTGCACCTTTGTAACCTAGTAAAGCGTATTCAAGAGCAGCGTCTCTCGCTCCGGATAGGAACTGGGCGTCAGTTCTGGTGTCGCGGTAGACTGTGAAGCGGCCTCCGAGATTACCAACCTTGGCAATGCCAGTAGGTTGTGTATTCACGTTACCATTCACACTCATCCACTGAAACTCAGGCAACATTTCCAAAATCGCACAAACTCTAGGAGTTGCGATGATGAAGTTAGCAGCACCACGCCTGTTACGGATCGCGATACGGTTTGCTTCAACAATGATCTTGGAATAGAAGTCTCGGTTTCTCTCTCCGAGCCAACGTGCGTCAGCCGAAGCAGCATACCAGAAGCTATAACCATTTCCTGCACCTGCTGTGAGGGCTACTTGGATCATTCTGATAACCATTTCACGGTCGATTTCGGCCTGTAACTCATACGACATTGCGTTGGTGAGTTCAGAATCGATATCGAGACCGTTCATGTTCTTCAAGTCCTGCTCTAGTTCAACAGACCAACGCGCTGCAAGGCGGCGGGTGCCAGCTTCGACAGCGGTTTTGCTGAATTCGACGGTTACTTGAGGAATATTACCAGTTAGCTCAAACTGACTTAGGATCGCAGCAACACCTTGATCGGATTCGAGGATATTGAAACCCGCGTTTCCTGTTAGGGCTTGCGAGCTTGTGCCAGTAAAGCGTGTATCTAAGTGTTGATAGCCTAGTTCTTTTCCATCGGCACCGGATCTTTCGATTCCTGCGCCGTAGGTGGTTTTGCCATTGGCATAACCATCGATGCCATTGGCACCTAAACTATCAGCCTCATAGCGGTAACGGAGAGCGAATGCGAGTCCGACTGGACCACTCATTGGCTGAACACCGACAATCTCATTGGTAATCAACTCTGGGAACGTACGTCGAACCATTGGTATTAATACCTTTGGTAGACGAGCATCGCCCGTAGCATAATTATCGCCAGAAAATGCGCCAGCAGTTCCTTGGTGAGATCCGAAGACTCCACCAGTTGCGGCTGAATTACCAGCCTCCTGCAAACACCATTTTTCTTGGTTTTCCATGAGAATAGCTGTATTTAGGCGGGTGTGTTCGTTGGAAATAGGACTAACTTTGTCAGAACTATGATCGAGAACAGGTTCCCACTTTTCTACAAGCTGTTGTGCGCGTGAACGGTCAATAAAGCCGGTTGCGGGTTTTACATTTTTAATACTCATATTATTACTTTCTTTCTATGGGATACAAAATTGGTGGACGTATTATTTAGTAATACGTTCCAATTCACTCAGATATCCGCTAACAGGACTGTTTGCCCCATTAGTTTTAACGACTCCTTCAGAAACAAGCTGTGTGGGTTTAGCATCACGACTGATAGCAGTCTTGGTTGCAGCAACCGCTGACTTCTGTGTTTCTTCCTGTTCGCCGTTTTCGAACATCTCAACAACATAATTGAAATTTTCTCTGATGTATGTTACATCCTTATCTTCGAGAAGTTTAATGATAAATTCTTTTTTAGCAGATGCCATTCCTTTAGTTTTACCTTCAAGGATCATTGCAGTCTTAACTTTGCCTAACTCACGATGTAGTTTAGCATTTTGGTCGTTGGCCTCGCTCAACAAACCAGCCATCTTGTCAAGTTTGTTCTTTCCCAACTTAACAACCGACTTAACATTCTCTTGAACCATTTCCGGATCAAAAGAAACCAATTTACGGATATCATTCAATTGCTTGCGAGCGTGTGTGTTTTTAACCGCTTCTTGGATTTGTGTGTAAGGAATTTTCTTTTCCAAATACATGGAAATAAATTTATCGAGATCGCAAATGATCTTATTCGAGAAAGTAGATGCTTTCTCGTCGATTGACTTCTTATAGAAGTTAATGATATTACCAAGTTTCTTGGTGTGTGACTCTGTAATAGCTTTAACAACAATTTTTAACTTATCACAATGATCGGTGTCCGATTTTTCTAAAATATGGTTCAATTTAGCAGCATGATCTTCATCTTGCTCGAACAAAGCCTTTTCAACGGCCAAAGAAACTCTAGCATCGGACTTTTCTTTAACTGCTGAGTCAAATGCTTCTGCGATTGCAGAAGCAGTTTCTTCGGTAATTAGATTTGGATCTAAATTTTTGAGAAGTTTTTTGAGTTCCATATTATTTTGTGTAATTACTTATACTTATTCATCAACAGTTTGTGTTTTTTTCGAATAATAATTTAATTTGTTCGATTTTTTAAATTCTGTTCTGCTCATAAGGGTTGTAGGTTAGTGTAATAAAAACACTGCGATTGTTCTTCCGACAACACGAAAATTAATAACCTTCTTCGATGCCATCTAACCCGTCTGCAAATATTGCAGTGTCCGGGAGATCTGCTGATGATAATCCTATTTTCTTATTAAGAATGATATCGATAATTTTAACGGCAACATTTCTTGGATCGTTTAGACTTACCACAACCATCGGTTTCTTTAACAGCCTTGTTAACCTTAACCTTAACCTTTTCGGTGAGAATAGCATCAAGGTTTTTGTCGGCATCCGAATATTTGTTCTCGCAAACATTCATAATGAGTTTGGAATATAATGATTTAAGATTCATAATAATAATTAGAGTTTCTTGATTGCATTAATGAAATTAATGACTTGTTCTTTAAGGAATTCTTGTTGAGCCTTCTTGGGAAGTTTGGAAATACTCTTTTCAAAATCAGCATAAACTGGTTCGAATAAACCGGATTCACCAACAAGCCATTTCTTAGATTCTAAGATACCATTAACAAAGGCAGTTGGAACCGAGGGGTCAGCCACAACATCAACGGCAACCAGATGGATTTCCGAAACCATTGATTTACCACCCTTTTCGTCGAGCCGTCCAAGTGCTCTAGAAGATACACCCAACTTAACACCATCCATAATAAGTGACTTAACAATATTACCCATAGGAGTAGAAAGAATCTTAGATTTTCCTAAAAATATATTACCATCTTGTTTAAGTTCGGTAACAACATGGCAAACCCGTTCTAGGTTAACCGTTGCTGAATTTCCAGTCCAAAAGGACTTTCCGTTATCCATGCAATAAAAATTTCCATGTTTTACTGTGACACAATAAACTCTCCCTGAAAAATCATCCACTGGTGTTATTTTTAAAAATCGAGAATCTAAATGGATATTATTAGTGCTTGATATATTTAATTGATACAATATAGATTTATTTTCTGCCTTTATCAAACGACCCGCAAAGTAATAATCCGATTCTGCTTCAATCTCTCTAATATTTCCACAACCGCCCGATTTGAATAAAATTTCATTCAAATCTAATATAAGCTGTTCTGATGTTGAAAACACATTTCGAAAATCGTATCCATCACAATTTCCAAATCGACCATCTCCTAAATTAAACCAATATACCAATTCGTCCAATAATGTAGAATCTAAATTTTTAAATTCTTTTGCGATTTTTTTATTATAACATGTTGTGCCAAAATTATTTTTAAGATATTCGGCTAATCGATAATCTAACAATTTAAAAATTGATGTGCCGCTATCGGTGATAGTTTCAGACCATTTCATTTCATCTGGAAATTCCGAAAGCATCTCTCTTATTTTTATAACAATGTCTGATTTCTTTTGAGTTATTCCCACAATCGTTTTTTCCGATTTTACAGTCCACCCCTCAGATAACCAAATTCCTAAAAATTTAACAAATGTTTCATATTTAATATAAGAATCGGTTTCTGGATTTATATTATATCTACCAACGTCCTTAATATTTTTTAACCCTTCTAATTTAAATAATTCGGGGGTTTCAGAAACCCAATTTCCTTGCTTTGGTATAGTCGAGTGGTTATATTTATTTCGATTATTATATAATTCCTCGGCTGTGACGAAAGATGGTTTATTATATCGATCATAAACTAAAAATCTATGATTTGGAGTTACCTTTGTATCAATATTTCTACCTTTAATATGGTATAATTTACCAGTATATGCGTCATCTATCTTTTTATCGATCTGATGTAATTCAATTTCGCGTGTATCTGGATTTAGAGAATAAACCATCTCTTCATTATCAATATCTTTCAAAAATTTCCAACCATCTCCCGTCAGAATTTTAGCTGTTTCAAGATGACAGTTCGGATGTTCAAGCTCACCAGTAGCTCGATTATTTTTAATCATTTCCGTATTATATCTATCAACTTCTTTTACCATCTCTTCCAATGGATAAATTCTATTATTTCTATTAGCCAAATCAGCCATTAAAAATGGTCCTTGAATATGCATTGTCGAAGGCGTATTTCGATTTTTTTCTTCGATGAGATATTTTACATCGTAATTAGGTTGTTCGACTATAAGTTGAAAAGCATTTTCCATGTGTATTGTTATAAAGTATTTATCATATATGTTTACAATATCTAATATTTGTGAGATATTATTAATAAGTAATATTATGAAAGACGACGATAGCCTTATTTTAGAATCACTTTATATCAAAGTTAATGAATATTACCATGATGATGGTGGTAATGCATCTAATCCTTATACAGTAACGATTGAGGATCAGGCTATGGTTGTGATCAACGGTGACGAATACTATGGTATCGGTGATGTTGAAGTATCTTGGGAATCAACTCCTGAACAAAAACAAACTTATACAGATCCGGGTATACCAGCTAGTGTCGAAATTTTGGATTTCGATTTTGATGAAAATTTCAGAATTGTTAAAGTTGATGAAGTTTCTGGTAACGAAATTCCTATTACACCTGAAATGGTTGGTGAGCATGTATATATTCGTTTATTAAGAGCACTTAAAGCCGAAGCCGAGGCTTATGCATCCAACAAGACTGAACAATACGTTCAATCTGTTTAAACTGTTAAATGTTTATCGGTTAAAATGATAAATTTATAACCTTTTTGTTTGGCATACTGTTCAGCAGCTTGCCATTTGGCATTATTGACTGCCCATGTATAACTTTCATACATAATAGTCTTCTTGGCCTTACGTGGTGTAATGATCGGTGCCATAGTTTGTCTTTCGGGCTTAACTTCGATCAAAAATTTTTGGTTAGATCCATCGGTTCTACGCATTTCACACACTAAATCTATAAAATACCGATGTATTTTACCGTCTGGTCCTTGATATGGAACCACTACGCTTTCCGAACCCCAGGTTAACACGTTAGAATTATTATCCATCCACCTAAATGCCTTTATTTCCAAACCTGATCGGTAAATTATGGGGATAGACCCCTTATATTTTTCAGGATGTTGAGCATTATAAATCCCTTGTTTATATTTGGGATTTTTTCTAAGATTTTTCATTTGAGTAAATTATTTTTATCAACAATTACTAATAGATTATATCCAGCGTCTCTAGTTTTTTTTAAATTTTTTATTATTTAAGTATCTATTTAGGTTGAGTGTATATTTTGATTTAATTTCTATAACGGTATTTAACATTTTAACATAAAAATCGGGATAATAATGTTTGTGTTTTACTTCTGTATCACATCCGCTTAAAATCATGCACAGAAAAATCTAGGTGGTTCAGCATCATAACCGCTGGTTATCATTTGAGCTTCTAATGCTTCCTTTTCTTTGATACCTTGTTGGAAAATATCACTATAATTGACTTGTTGACCACCAAATAAAATTGTTCCCGTATATTTTCCACGAATATATCCAATATTTTCTTTGACAAGTGCCATTGTATATTTCCAAACCCACAATTGAGGGACAATTTCTTTAATAGGTTTAAGAATTTTACACCCAACCACCCCAAAATAAGGATTTCCACTTTGACTGGGTTCTGGTATAACTCTTAGTACTTGTTCTTCTGGATAAAATCTAATATATGGTGTCATACCTAACAATTTTTCACGAGTATCCAACCAAGATTTAAGCATGTGCCATGTGACAAGATCATATCCCATATTACCCAACAGATGACCGAAATACGCTTGTTGTGCAATAGTGTTTTCGATTGTGAACAAAGTATTGACACCTGAGTTGTTACCTTGTTCGAACGAATGGACTTCGACAACTTTGCGATATTCGTTCATATCATAATCCCACCCAGAACTCAATTGGGTAGTCCCGGTCTGCATTAAATTAGGCGTTATATTGATTAGTTTACCAATTTCCAGTCCATATCCTCTTTGATATAGATCTGATCGAAATATTAAGAATTCCTCGGTTAATCCAGCGAATTTGGTGAAAAATTCACACGCCATATCGATACATTCATAGATCTGTTCATTTGCGGCTTCTACATCAATCATAGGTTCTCCTAAAGATCGTCTAACACGTTGAGCTAACAGTTCATAGCTAGTAATCCTTGGTGAGAACGTTGTTGATCCAAAATTGGTTGGTAATACAGACATATTAATAATTACTTATGATGTTATAGATCTTCTTCAGGATCTTCTTCATCATTTTCTAATGGTTCGGTCCCTACCGGAAAATTTCCACCTTCTACTGGTACGTCACCGGGAGCACCAAATTCGGGAATTGCTGATCCCATCTCGGAACCCGCGCCCGTTCCATCAGGAGGAACACCCATTCCACCACCTTCTGGGCCTCCACCACCTTCTAATCCTTCTTGGGCATCAGCCATTGCCTCTAAATGATCTCTCCAATTTGGCCCCATTTGACCAATTTGCATCAATTCCCATTGTAGGGCAGCATCTTTACGCAACCATGCCATATTTTCAGAAATCTTATCATCGGTAAGACCAAGATAATATCTCTGTGCAAAGGTTTTCGAGATTGATTCGTTTTGAGCCATGTTCGAGAAATTGTTATATTTCAAATCAAACAATTGTTGCTGTCTTATTGCAAAATAACTAGATGGTGGTGTAAATTCTAAATCAAAATTAGATTCATGTAGTCCGTATTCTTTCCACCAATCTCTAAGTTTTAAATGAGTGACAAATGACGCTTTAAATCCTTGAGCAAATGCTCGTTGAATTCTAATGATAAATTTGGCAAATCTAAGCTCTTCTCGCAAGATTTCTGCGCCATCGCTAAAACTTTGCTCTGGGTTTAGTCTGCTAGTAGGAACTTTTAAAGATTGATAAAGTTTTTTAACGAAATATTGCAAGTCGGCTAGTTCGCCTAATGATCCACCACCCGGAAGTGACTCAACGTTAGACCCATCTTCACCTTTTCTTCGAGCAAACCAATAATCATCCAACATGGACATAGGTTCGTATACATTAGACGCACCGGGAGACTGGCTCGACCCGTCATAAGATTTTCTATTCCTATACTGATGCATCATCTGTTTAATATATGCTTCTGCCTTTGCTGGTGGCAATGTTCCAACGTCGATAGTGAATTTCAATCGTTCTGGTGCTCTAACCATTCGATAAATGATAATAGCATCTTCGATGAGTGAAACTTGCTTGTAGGCTCTACGACAATTCTCTAAAAATGGAATTCTGATTGTAAAATCTTCATTCCATATACCAGAATGGATATATGTAATTTGTTTTCCTTCTAACGTTAAGATCTGTTGTTGTAAAGAATTAACCGGATTGGTATTCTTCATGTTCGGTGGAACATTTGGATTGGATTGAATATCAACAGGCTTTTGAAATAAGAAATTTTGAATTACCGTGTTTTGAACATTGTCATATACTGGATTGATAAGATCTCCGGGAACTGTTATTGCACCAACAATGCCAAGATTGGTTTTTTCTTCATGAATAACATTTTCAAAGAAGACTTCTCCCTCAGTAAGCCAATTTCTACAGTAAGCCCAACCCTTTCTTTGGATTTCAAAAATATTAATGAATCGATAGAATTCTTTTTCGATCTCTGAGCGTTCTTCGGACTCTATCTTGTTAAAATTGTTAAACTTGATTGAAATAGCTCGTCCATTATCATCAATATTAACAAAGTCATCGCAAATTTCATCCAAACAATCAGAAACTTCTGCAAATGCGGCCATTCTTCGATATTCCGATAACCTACGTGGTTTATCGGTGTCCAAAGCGGCGTAAATATACTGATGATATCCTTTATCGGTATTAAATGCACTAGGAGAGAATTGATCCTGCCAAGACTGATCCATATAAGGACCAGTGATGACAGATTGCCTCATTATTTTGGCTTCACGATTCTTAGTTAATCTACTAAATAACTCATATTTTGGATTATTTTCATCAACGTCCTGAACAATCTCAGCATAAGGCAATTTTTGTAGTAAACTTGAGACGAACCCTCTACCTTGATCTGTTTTTCCGCCAGCCTGTGAAAATGCGTTTGATGCCAT